GCCCGGGACATGCACATCAACCTCATGCACAAGGAGCGCGTGCTGGAGCACTCATGGATCGAAGAGTGTGGGGATGAGGATGATGACGAGGACGACGACGAGGACGACAAAATAAAAGCAAAAAAGTAGTTGCGCGTAGTAGACCAACGTATACCTTGCTAGGCATTCGGTGGATGGTCCATCGATGAAACACAACAAAAATGAAAGTAGCACAAATTAGCGACTTAGCGAATCTGGCCGATGGCAGCGTCATCGGAGAAATGCGGGTGACGATCAAAGCAACGTTCCCGCCTAAAACTGGCGAGGGTAAGTTTGGCCCTTGGCGTGTACAGAACTGCGTCCTTCAGGACTCCACCGGCGAGTGCCGAGCATCCTTCTGGTTGCCGGACGAGATGGGTGACCTCAAGGGGCAGATGGTGACCTTGAAGAGCCAAGCCGGCAAGAAGGGCCTTCAGGGCATCAGCGTGAAGCACTCGACCCACAGTGGAGAGAACGAACTTAAGATCACCGACCAGTGCGCAATCATCGACGACGCCGGTGCAGCCGTAGCCGCAGCAGGCCCACGCAAGCCGGTACAGGCTTCGTCGCCAGTCTCGTTGACGGTGGCAGACGCCAAGCGTGCGCTTTTCCAAGCGGCACAGCTTATGGCTGAAGCCATCAAAGCAGCCGAGTGGGTTGGCGGGCAGGCACAGGTGACGCCCGAGCAACTCCAGGCTATCGCTACCAGCCTGTTTATCTCCGCAGATCGTGCGGGATTTGCGAAGGCATTCCCCTCAGCGCAGACTAAGCCAGTGAAGAAGGATGAACCCGTTGAACTTGAGGAGGACGACCTCAAATGGTAAAAGCCAAAGACATCTCGACGTTGTGCGGTGTCACGCTTCAGACCATTCTGAAGTGGGCACGCGAGAACAAGATCCCTCACCACAGGATCAGCGCACGTTGCCTGCGGTTTGATCTAGGTGAAGTCAACGCTTGGCTGGAACGTAAACGCGATGCCAATAAACAGCAGGGCTAAAGGCTGCCGAGGCGAGCGCATGTGGCGCGACGAACTCCGGGCTGCTGGCTTCACCGCAAGGCGTGGTCAGCAGTTCGCCGGAGGGACGGATTCGCCAGATGTGATCTGCGAGGAACTTGCAGCACTGCACCAAGAGGTGAAGTTTGTGGAGAACCTCAACCTTATCAAGGCCACAGAGCAGGCCGAGCGCGATGGTGCTGGCAAAGCTTGGATCGTGGCTCACAAGAAAAACCGTACACCTTGGCTAGTGACGATGAGCAGCGAACTGTTCTTCAAGCTACTTAGGGATGGCATGGACGGCCTTAAAGCAAATACATGAAAACAGAAAAACTTAATCAAGTGATTTACGCCAGAACAAACAAGATTTTCAAGCTTTGGAGTGAAGGCAAAATCTCTCTTGAAGAGAACATGGAAATGTACATCAGAATGATTGAGGGTTATAAGCGCAAATACCCCATTCAAATGGGGGAGATTTTTGCGACACCTGCTTCGCTAAATTCTGACGCGCGACAGTCTGTAGATTAAACACTTCTGCACCCAGCAGGGGCGCGACTGCACAACGCGCACACTTTATGAACATCAGCATCAATATAACATACACGTCAGGAACCAAGGTCGAGCTTATCGTCCCGCTGGAAGAGCCTTGCAAGATCGCCAGCGAACCACAGCCAGAGTCGCAGCCAGAGTCAACGCCGGTACAGCCTGCGCAGGACTTGGCAGATGCCATGTGCATCGTCACGAACAAAGAACTTGAGTCGTCCGGCAAGCGGTACACTTCTGTCAACGAGCTTATCGACGATCTCTGCAAAGACCCCGAGGTAGGCAGGACGATGAGCATGTACAACATGACGTACACAACTATCGACGGCAAGGAGTGGCAGGTGCCACCTGGCTTGATGAAAGATCTAGTCATCATCTACGGCGAAAAGACCGTCGAGCAGGAGCTACTCAAAGCCCACGCTTGGCTCGAAGCTGACCCTGCAAGACGCAAGACGCCACGCGGCATGGGGCGCTTTCTCAACGGCTGGCTCTCCCGTGCATCATCGATGGTGCGTACACCGATCAAAACCTTACTCAAGCGCGATAGTTTGATGTCTACAAATGGAACACAAGAAAGCTGGTAGGCGCAGGCCGGTGGAGCTACCACCCGACACGGTGGTGCCAACTGCACTGGAGGCCGAGCGCGGCATAGCGTCAATTGCGCTGAACCATCCTGAGGTGTTTCTGCACCACATAAGCGAGAAGAACTTCAAGGTGAGCGACATCTTTGATCCGCTCAGTCACCGGGTATGCGAGATCATCCTTCAGCAGCAGTCCCGCAATGCGTCATCTGAGATCCGTGTGGTATTCGAGAAGTGCCGCGAGACGCTGCCCGGCACTGAGTTTCACCAACTCAGCGACCTCTACACGCTCATGCCAATCGCCGGTGCAATTGGCGACCTCGTAGACATCGTCAAGAACACGGCCAAACGGCGCACCTTGCAGCATGTAGCTTACGAGACGCTTTTATCAATCGGTGACTCAACTAGGCAGACGCCGGAACTACTGAGCGACGTTGTAATGAAGGTCGAGGGACTATCCCGTGAGCTTGCTCCGCCAAAGGTGATGGATACTAAGGCGCTGCTTATCAATGCGCTCAACCGCTACGAGAGCGGCGACGACGAGTCCATGCGGATAAAAACAGGCTACTCTGCTATCGACAACATCTGTCCTATACGATACGGAGACTTTGTTGTCATCGGCGGTGAAACCAAATCTGGCAAAACCATGCTTGCACTCAACATTATTGCAAACTTAATAAATGAATAAACTCGTAAACCTTACACCTCACGACATTACCATCACTGGTTACGGCGTGATCGAGCCGAGCGGTTACTCGGTAAAAGTACACTCACACCTGAGCAAGGTGGCAGACGTTGATGGTGTTCCCATCATGTGTTGTAAAGACGCCAAAGTGAGTAACCTGCCTGACCCTGTGAAAGGAATTCTTTACATCGTCCCTGGCTATGTGCGTACTGCACTACCCAACCGAACAGATTTGGCTAGTCCAACAAAACTCATCCGTGACGGAGCTGGCAAGATAGTTGGCTGCGGTGCGCTTGAAATTAACCCATAACAAAATGAAAACAGAACTATTACAAAACCTAGAGATGACAACTTACCGTGGAATGCACGGTCTATCGAAGCACAGCCTCGACTCATTCGCGGTCTGCCCGGCGTACTACAAATGGAAGGAGCGTCAAGAGTGGAAGCCGTCCCGCGAGATGGAGCTTGGCACGCTTGTCCACAGTCTCGCTCTTGAGGGGCGCTGCGAGTACGCTATTGCTCCAGCGTGTGATCGGCGCACAAAGGAAGGTAAGCTGACGTGGGAGAACTTTTGCCAAGAGAACATTGGCAAGGTCATCCTGAACGAAGACGAAGGGGCGCGTGTTGAGGGCGCCTGTGCAGCCGTGGAGCCATTGCTTCAGATGGTGACAGCAGCGAAGGTTATCGAAGCGTCCATGTTCTGGGAGCGTGACGGTGTGCAATGCAAGGGGCGCCCAGACATGATAACCGAGATCAAGGGGCGTCCGGCTATTGTCGATTTAAAAACGACCAGCGACTTCTCGAAATTCGACCACAAGTTCTTTGGTTTCGGCTACGATAAGCAGGCCGCTTGGTACACCTACGGCCTTGAGCAGATCACTGGCCAAGAGGACATTGACTTCTACTTCCTAGTCGTAGACATGCAAGCACCCCATCTGTCGCAGTGGGTGAAGGCATCAACTGAGCTAATCAACATAGCCAACGAGCAGCTCGACGTGACGCTGGCGCAGTACAAGCTGTGCCTCGATCAAGACGTGTGGCCCGGGCCACCAACGATGCGCGTGATGCTGCCACGTAGATGGGAGGAGGCATGATAGAACAGTTTATTGACGCAAGCATGTGCGCATTAATTACGGCATCACTACTGGCGATTTTTGCAATGATTGCAATGATTGTACGTAATATGTGGGAGGACTTTAAAAAATGAAACTCATCCAAAACAGATTGCGATTCTGTGAGGCATTTAAAGCTCTACTTAACGAGCCACACAAGATCGGCATCAGGTTGCCTATGTGGAGGGGCGCGTATGTCGGGCTGCTCAGGCTTGAGCGTAAGCTCGATAAGAAAGGGAAGACATGGGAGAAGCTCTATTACACGAGCGATCCTGCCGATCTGAATCCACGCTTAGGTGCAGACGAACTACTCTCGGAGGAGTGGGAGACTTACGAAGTATGACCGAAGAACAGACTGCTTACATTAACGCCAGAAAGAAACTGGAACAGAAGCAAAGAAGGCTAAGTAAGCTGCAGGCTTTGTTTAACAGAGTTCAAGCGCAAATCGATTATGACAAAATAAAAGTGGAAACACTTGCGAGACAATTAATGGATAAACTTTATAAGTTATGACAAATGAAATTATTACTTACATGATTGGCAGAAGAGATGCAGATGGGGAATTTTGGTGCTCTGGTGAATTTTCCGACCGAGATCAAGCATACAGAGCATGGGCTGATAAAAAGAAAACCGTAAATGTAAATGAACACATTGAGTTAGTTATGTGCGTGAAGGTTTTTAAAACATTGGAAACGCATTTTAGAACTGTAAACAGGGTGAACCAACCATGAGCGACTGGGTACTTATCCGCCGCACCAACGTGCTGCAAAACGTGGAGCTGCCGCGTCCTAAGAAGACGCAGGACATCGTCTGTGTCGGCCCGAAAGACGCGCTAGGATCGAAGATGGAGGCGCTTATGCTTTTGCCGGAGAATCAATCGACGGATCTTATCGAGGTGAGGTATCTCCTTGAACCGTACACGGGGCAGCACTCGCACACGTCTGCAAGGCCTGGTAATGGAACGCGATGAACAAAGGAATACTCGTCATCTCGCTTGAGATGCCAGCTAACCAGATCATCGACCGTCTCGTAGCTCGGCTAGGCAACGTCAGCCTGCGTGCGCTTGCTGAAGGTGCTAAGCATGAGCGCGACATCAGAGGCGTCCACAGTGCCATCCAGAAGCTCAATAACAGCCGTTTGGTGGTGCGCGACGATCTCTATGACATCGCCAACATCTGCGCCACTGCACGGGCTATGGCGAAGTCGCCGGATGGCTTGGGAGTTCTGTTCGTGGATTACATCCAGCTTGTCAGGTGTGACCTGGGCAAGGACAGCAGCCGCGAGCGTGAGGTTGCCGAGGTCAGCCGGAGCCTGCGACTACTTGGCATCGAATTAGGTTGCTTAGTCATCTCGATTACGCAACTAAATGAACAGGGTAAAGCTCGCGAAAGTCGCGCAATCGGGCAAGACGCTACAGCCGTGATGGTTGTGAAGCTCTCCGATGACGCAGAGTTTCGTGAGGTTGGCATACCCATCCAACGAAACGGCCCGTGTGGCGTGAGTGCAAATCTGCGCTTTACAGGCAAAACCGCTACGTTCCATAATGAATAAACACTACCAAAGTTACATGAAACTAGAACCCGACAACTCCAACAAAGCAGTCCCGTATCTCTGGGGCTTTGCTACTCTCGCCGTCTTTGACGGGCTGGCCATCGCGTACTTCGCCGAAGAGCTATGGGAGGCTATCGTATTGCTCATCCTATTTTGGGCTAGTGCAGCGTTTGCGGTATCAGCCATGCAAGAATGGAGGGGTAAATGACAAACAAACAGATTAACGCAGCGATTGCTGAGGCGTGCGGTCGAAAACGCAGGCCGGATGGGGATTGGTATCCCGATAATGGATCAGCAGGCACTCAAGCAATTCTCAATTACTGCAACGACCTCAACGCGATGCATGAGGCGGAGAACACACTGGCAGGACAACAGTTTTCAGCCTACGCTTTTGTATTGAATGACATCGAAGGAAGTCTTTGGGGAATGAGAGCAACAGCCCGCCAACGGGCAGAGGCGTTTCTGCGGGCACTAGGCAAATGGGAGGAGGCGAAATGATCAGCACAGGTTACCCCGGTGATAGCGACCCGCTAGCAGAGCTGCCCACATGTCCCGAGTGTGGCATCTGGCTGACGTTGTTTGATGACTGGATCTGCGAAGACTGCGACGCAAAGAAAAATGAAGAACCCACCTAAAATTCAGGTTGCTATTGCTATCTTGAGCATCATAGCTTTGGCGCTGAGCTTTATCCTCGACAG